TAAAACGATCAAATAAAAAGAAATTCAAGTTATTCAAATCAATTATTTTGCCAAGAAATCATTCCGGGGCTTATTATGGAAACAGAAAGATTGTTGGGCATTATAAGACAAGAGTAAGGAGAGTTTTACTATATGGACGAATATGACTCATGGTTTTTTACGATTGAATGTCCTTCCCATACTTATATCTTTAATCAAGAAAAAATAGAATATATTGACTATAACAAAACAAATAGATTTTTAGTTATAGGTCTTTCCAATGGTACTAAGTTTGAGTTTGAAGAGGTAAAGAACCTTAAAGAGATCGCACGATGTTTTGGATTGCCATTAGAAACTTTTCAATTAAGAATGGTTGAAGAGGATAACGAAGAAAATGATTAATGAAACAAATCCACATAAAAGATTACAGGCCAGAATACAGGAGTGCGGCGAAGAAATTGTCGAGTCATTAATTGAGATCGTCTTAAGCGAAAGAACTAAAGACGCAATAAAAATACAGGCAGCACAAATCCTTTTAGACCGTGGCTATGGCCGTGCTACACAAACATTGAACTTAGAAACAAATCAAGGGTCTTTCATGGAGCTTTTAAGAGAGATCGAGGAAACTCATGGGAAGAAAAAAGAAGTTTTGGAAAAAGTAGAAGTCTTAAACCAACCTGATCTATTTATCGCAGGGACGGTGCAAGCTTGAGAACTAGGAAACCACAAAATAAATGCGCTTGTGAGTCAGGGAGAACCGCCGAAACAATGCCTAACCTAAGTCAAATAGCGGTTGATGAAACGTGGAGTAAAGTAATTAAAAAGCCTGTTCATTTTCTTGCGAAGAAAATTGGGAAACATTTCATCATAAAAACTTTGAGTGGGACTCTTTTTGGAAGGAAAGGAGATTGGATTTTAGTCGATCACTTTGGAAATAAATCTATTATGAGGGAAGAAAAATTTGATAATGAGTGTGCCTTATTATGAAATCCGTTTTTATGATTAAATTTTCTGCCCTTCCTACTTTTTTTGATTTAAGAATCAGAGAACTTGAAATAGGAATAGAAGCGTTAGAGAAAAAAAATTATTTTGTTGGAAAGGGCCGACTCAAGGAATTAATGCAAAAAACCATTCAACTGAATCAACATTTGAAATATCTTTCCCTTGAGGGAGTGGAAAAGATTCATTGAATTTACAAACAGATCAAGATTATTTAAGAAAGAAATTAGTTCAATGGCGTGACAGCCCAAACCTGTTTGTTGCTGACTTATGGCCTGAATTAAAGTTAGAAATTTGGCAAAAAAAAGTATTAGAAATATTACCATATAAACAAAGAATATCTGTTAAAAGTGGTCATGGCACAGGTAAATCTGCTTTAATGAGTTGGATTCTTTTATGGTTTCTTTCTACTAGGACACCAGCGAAGGTTCCTACAACTGCCCCCACCGCTTCGCAGCTATATGATGTTTTATGGGCAGAAAAATCAATGTGGCTTAGAATGGCCAAATATAATTTTGCAAGCCTGTTTCACCAAAATGAAGATACCATTCAACTACTAGAGGCCCCAAAAGAAAATTTCGGAATTGCCCGAACTGCAAGAAGAGATCAGCCGGAGTCGTTGGCCGGAAAACACGCTAAGAATATCCTTTATCTAATTGATGAGGCCTCTGGTATTCCAAATAATGTTTACGAGGTTATTGAAGGCTCCATGTCCACGGCTGAATCAAAGATAATTCTTTTTTCAAACCCGACTAGAACTAGCGGATATTTCTTCGACACTTTTCATAGATTTAGAGCTAAGTGGACTAATTTCACAGTTTCTTGTTTTGATTCCTCACAAGTTGACCCGAAATATATCGAGGATATGGCGAAGTATGGGCTTGAGTCGAATATTTACAAAATTCGTGTATTGGGTGAATTTCCAGTTAGTAATGATGATTGTATTATAGGCCTTGATGTTTTAGAGGCAGCCGTTAATCGGGGAATTGAAGGTTTTGGGGAAACTGTTTGGGGTGTAGACGTTGCAAGGTATGGCTTCAATCGTACGGCCCTAGCGAAACGACAAGGGCCAAAATTACTTGAGCCATTAAAATATTGGGCGCAAAAAGATTTAATGTCTACGGTTGGGCTTATTAAGACGGAGTGGGACAACACGGAAAAAGAAAAAAAGCCATCAAAGATTGTTGTCGATGTAGTCGGTCTTGGTGCTGGGGTAGTTGATAGACTTAAGGAGCTTGAATTACCAGTTGTGGGAATAAACGCTTGTGAAGTGTCGTCAATGAATGAAAAATATCCTAAAATGAGGGACGAACTTTGGTTTGCCGCTAGGGATTGGTTTAATGAAAAAGCGTGTGACATTCCAGAAGATCAAGTTTTGATTTCCGAGTTAGCGGGGCCAAGATACAAAGTCTTATCAAATGGAAAAATAAGAGTGGAAACAAAAGATGAAATGAAAGCAAGAGGCTTAGAAAGCCCGGACGGTGGGGACGCTTTCACCTTGACCTTTTCAAAAGAAAAACCAAGAATGAGAATCAAACCAATAAACAATTATCCAAGACCTTCAAGCTGGATGGGGTAAAATAATATAAGGAGAGTTTTCAATGGAAGAAAACAAAACCGCAAAAGAAAGTAAAAAAGACGAAGATATTTTAGCACTAGCAATGAAAAGATTTAATATTTCCAAACTTGCTTTTAGGCAAAGCCGGGAAAACTCTAGGGTAGCTTTAGATTTTAGAGCATTAGATCAATGGCCCGATAATGTTAGAACTTCCAGGGAAAAAGACCCAGACGGAGCAAGGCCTTGCCTGACAGTTGATAAACTAGGGCAGTATGTCCACCAAATAGTGAATGATTTTAGACAACAAAAAACTGGAATTGAAGTTTTGCCAGTTGACGGTGGGGCCGATATTGAAGTCGCTGAAGTTTACCAAGACATTATTCGCAGAATAGAAAACCAGTCAACCGCCTCCCAAGCTTATAATTGGGCCTTTCAATGTACTGTAGAAGCAGGGGAAGGATTTTGGAGGGTAATTACAGCTTATGAAACAGAAACATCATTTACTCAAGAAATTTTTATTAAAAAAATTCCCGATGTGTTTTCAGTATGGTTTGACCCTAGTGCAGATTATACAGATGGTAGGGATGCTGAGTATGTTTTTATTATTGACGACATGGACAGGCAAGCCTTTGAAGAACAATATGGGGCGGATGCCGGAGAGTTTTCGTCCGGAAGCGAAGGTGTTTCGTCTGCGTGGATTTCAGAAGATCGGGTAAGAATAGCCGAATACTTCTACAAAGAAAAAATCGAAGTTGAGATTGGAATAGATGCGAGTGGAATTGTTTCAGAAATTAACGAACAATCAGATCGCTCTAGTTTTATCAAAACAAGAAAAACTAAAAAAACAATTGTTAAGTGGTGTAAATTAACTTCCGGTAAAATTATTGAGAAAGGAGAATGGCCATCAAAATATTTACCAATTGTTAGAGTAGTTGGGGACGAACACCGAATAGCAAACGAAGGAATTTTTTACCAGGGAATGATTTACCCGGCGGTTGATGCTCAAAGAATGGTCAATTATGCTTCGTCTGCTTTTGTTGAAATGGTTGCACTTGCTCCTAAGTCACCTTTTGTTGCGGCTTCAGGACAAATAGAAAATTTCAGAGAGCAATGGTCACAGGCCAATCAAAGAAACTTTTCAGTATTAGAATATGACCCTGTAACAGTTAATGGAACCGCAGCCCCACCGCCTATGCGGATGCCTATGCCTGGAGTTCCAGACGGATGGGGTGCGGTTGATGCCAGCATGACCTCAAATATTCAGCAAGCTATGGGCCTTTACCAATCTTCATTGGGACAATCTAGTAATGAAAGGACAGGCGTTGCCATTGATGCCAGAAAAGTACAAGGTGAGCAAAGTCAATTTCACTTTTTTGATTCGGCGGCAAATGCTATTGAGCAAACTGGCAGAATTATAGTTGATCTTATTCCTAAAATTTATAACGCCCCAAAGGTTATGAAAATTCGTGGCGAAGATGGGGTTCTAAAGCAAGTTTTCATTAATCCAGAAATGGCCGGGGTAGTAAGAGATAAACTTAATCAATATCAAGAAATGATTGGAAGAGAAATTAATCCAACAATTGGTTCCTACGATGTTGTCATGGCCGCAGGGCCATCGAGTGCTACAAAACGACAAGAAACCAGCAAATCAATGTTTCTATTAGCTCAGACTTCCCCTGAATTGGTAAAAATTGGGGGTGACATTATGGTAGGTGCTATGGATTTTCCCGGCTCCCAAGAATTAGCACAAAGAATTTTTAGGACAATCCCACCGGAAATTACAAACCCAAATCCTGAGTTACCTCCTGAAGCACAACAATTAAAACAACAAAATGAAATGTTAATGGCCGAAAATGAAAAACTAAAATCTGGCCTTGTTGAAAAAATGGAAATAGCCAAGGTAGATTCTCAAACAAAGCTTGAAACTACAAAAATGTCTGAGGATGCTGAGAATTTAAGAACACAGGCCAAACTTGATACTGAAAAAGAAATTGCGATGATTCAGGAGGCCGGAAAAGTTAAATCGGCCAAGCTAACTTCTAAAGGTGAAGTACAAGAAGAGTTTGTGAAGAATATTGGAAGTTACAAATCATTATTGATTCAACAAGGATATTCGCCTGAAATGGCCGATAAAATGTTGGGTTCATTCGCTAATATTATGAGAGGGCAATTGTTGGCCGAAGTAGGCGTTGGTGAAAAGCCAATAATCGAAGAGGTTGAGGATAAAATTGAGGACGAAAATGACGATGAATTTAAAATTAATGAGTTTGTAGAAAATTTTTAAAGGAGCAAAAAATGGTATTAGATGAAGGAACTGGAACTGGAACTGAAACTGAGGTAATAGAAAATGAAACAGAAATTGTCAAAGAGGAAGAAAAAACACCTGAGCAAATTACTAAAGATGCCGCCGATGCCGAAGCAAAGGCAGATAAAACTGCAATACAAAAAAGGTTCGATCAATTAACTTATGAAAGAAGAAAGGCTGAAACGGAAAGAGATCGTCTTTTAAGCATTATTGAAAAAAACCAAGGAAAAGAGAAAGAAGAACCAGTAAAAGACCCGACAACTTTTGCAACAATTGAAGAATATACTGATTATCTAGTTGAAAAGAAAATGTCCGAAAAAATGGCCATTATTGACCATAAAAATGCTCAGAGTGCTGCCCAGAGAATGGCCGAAACTAAAATTCAATCCTTCAATACAAAAGCGGCTGCGTTTCTTGAAAAAAATCCTGATTTTTATGATGTTATCAATGACCCATTAATTGAAACAACTACCATTATTCAAGATGCTTTGATTGAATCAGAAAATGGCCCAGACGTTGCTTATTATTTGGCAAAAAATCCAGCCGAATTAGCGAAGCTGAACAACATGACTCCTTACCAACAAGTTTTAGCACTTGGAAAAATTGAGGCGAAGTTATCGAGTGGAGATAAAATAGTATTGGGAAAATCAACAAAATCCCTACCTGAGCCATTAAACACAGTTAAGGGCGGCGTAAAAATGGATGATGGCCCTTCTGATAAAGATTCCATTGAGGTATGGATGGCGAAGGAAAAAGCAAGGTTAAAAAAAATAGGGAAAATTAAATGATTACGCTTTTAAAAGATAGAATATTAGTAAAGCCATTTACTCAAACTTTTACCGATGGGGGCATTTTACTCTTTCAAAATGAAGAGGAAAGGCCCCTTTGTGGTGAGTTAATTATGAAGGGGCCTGGCCTTTATAATAAAAACTTTACTGGAAGGGAGCCAATTGATGTTGAAGTTGGCCAAACTATTTGGTTTGGAAAATATGCTGGAATCAAAGTCAGGTTGAAAGATGAAAATTACTTAATTATGTGTGAACGTGATATTTTAGCGGTTGGGGAAGGATTAATTTAAGCAAACTTGACTCGATTAAATAATTATTTTATTATATCGCTAGACATTAAAATGTCGAATCTGTGAAAACCCTTGCTCACAACAAGGGGCCTACTGGAAGCCTCAAAATCCTGAAAAGTGTCCTACATTAACATTAACTTTAACTTTTTAAGGAGAAATATTTTATGGCCGGAAATGTACTTTTAACGCCAAACCAAATTACCAGAAAAGCCCTCATGATTCTTGAGCAAAAATTAAATTTTATTTCTGGAATCAATAGACAATACGATGATTCCTTTGCGAAATCAGGCGCAAAAATTGGTGATACTTTGCGAATAAGATTACCAAACCAGTATGTTGTTAGAAGTGGGGCCACACTAGCCGCACAGGACACAGTTGAACAATCTTTAACATTACCGATTACTTCTCAAAAAGGCGTAGACACTACCTTTTCAAGCGCAGAATTAACTTTGTCTATGGACGACTTTACTGAAAGAATTTTAAATCCAGCTATGTCAGTTTTGTCGGCTGAAATGGAAAGGGATGCTCTAAGTATGATGGCAGATGTTCCCTTCCAAGTAGGTTCACCAGGGATAATTCCAACCGATCTTTTGACTTATCTTTCGGCAAAAGGGGTAATGGACATAAATTTGGCCCCAATGGACGATCAAAGAAGAATGATAATTGCTCCTTTAATGGAAGTTAATTTGGTAAACGCCTTAAAGGGTCTTTTCCAATCTTCAAGCGCAATTTCTGAGCAATACACAAATGGGAGCATGGGAAAAACGGCTGGTTTTGATTTTTATACCAATACCCTACTTCCTTCACAGCAAATCGGAAGCATGGTAACAGGTGTTACGTTAGGTGCTGGCCTTCTTGCTGAAGGTGCGACTACAGCGGTGTTTACTGGAACCGTTGTAAACGGAACCACATTTAAAAAAGGTCAAACCTTTACATTGGCCAATGTGTATGCGTGTCACCCTCAAACAAAACAACCGACAACCGATCTTTTAAAACTTGTTGTTACCGCCGATGTAACTGCTACATCAACCTCGGTCAACGTCCCATTTTGGCCAGCCCTTTATGTGACAAACACAGGATTAAAAAACGTAGTGGCAATGCCAGGAACTAGTGCTCCTGTGGCTTTTGCAGCCGGGGTCAACGCCCTTTATGCACAAGGAATTGGATTCCAAAAAAATGCATTTACCTTTGCATCGGCTGACTTAATTATGCCAGACGGAGTTCATTTTAAGGCCAGGGAAGTATGGCAAGGTCTAAGCATGAGAATTGTCCAAGCGTTTGATATAAACTCAGACAAATTTCCTTGCAGACTTGATGTGCTTTACGGTTATAAAACACTTCGACCTCAACTAGCTTGTAGAATTGCTTCTTAAGGATTTTTAATCAGGGAGTGGGGAAGCTCACTCCCTTTTTTTGGAGGCTCCTATGAAAGCTATTGAGATAATTCGCCGATCTATGCGACTCATAGGTGCTTTGGGTGTGGGAGAAGTACCAACCGCCGAAGAAACTTCCGATTGTCTTTTGGCCATGAATCAACTTCTCTCTTCATGGTCAGTAGATGCCCTTACAATTTACGTTAAGAAATTAGAAAAATTTACGTTGACTCCAGGTCAGCCTTCTTATACCTATGGGCCAACAGGTGACTTCGATAGTGAGAGGCCTGATAAAATAGAAAAGGCCTATTATATATATGCGAATGAGTTGAATGAAATCGCAATGGTGAATGATGAAACTTTTTTAAGCCTGGTAAACTCAGCCCAAACTGGAGTTATGGCATATTGTAATTATAGCCCAAGCTTTCCCTTGGGAAAAGTGAGTTTTCTTCCAATTCCAAACGGTGCGTTTGAAGTTCAATTTTTAATAGCCAAAAAATTAACCTATATAAAAAGCTCAGACGATGAAATAGATTTGCCTCCATCTTATGAAAGGGCATTATCATTTAATTTGGCAGTTGAGCTTGCTCCTGAATTTGGTTTACAAATTCCCGTAATGGTAGAGCGTGTTGCTGTGGAATCATTGGCAAATGTAAAGCGGATGAATATTCGCCCCACAACCCTGCGAACTGAAATCCCATTTCTAACGGATATTCAGAATCGTGGCTATAATATTTCTAAGGGGTAATAATGCCATTAAAAGAAATAAATTTATTCGGACACGATATAAAGTCAATTTCTCCTTTAGCTTCATCCATGCGGCACATGAATTGTCATTATATTATCGACCCTACCTTAGAAAAAGAAAGAGTTCTTGTTGGTTTTCCAGGCTCCGAGGTTTTTGCTAAAATCGGAGGGAAGGCAAGAGGCTTTCATTCTGTTTCTAATGGGAAGGGCCTTTATGTTGTCCAAGGAACCAGGGTTTTAAAAGTTGAGCGAAGTGGTGAGGTCAAATTAATCGGCAACATCGAATCAGAAACCCTTCCAATTTATATGGCCGATAGTGGTGTTCAATTAATGATTGTTGATGGCCTTGCTGGTTATATTGTTGAGCTAACCCCACCAGAAGGAACTGAGCAAACTGTTACCAAAATAACTAGCGAGTTTTTCCCTAAAAATCCAACAAGTGTAATTTTTAACACCGGAAGATTTTTGGTAAATAATTTAGGGACAGGTCAGTTTCATGGCTCAAAAATATTTGATGGGTTGGTTTGGGATGGGCTAGATTTTGCAACGGCTGAAACTTTCCCTGATAATATTGTGTCCTTGGCAAATGGAGGCTTCGGAGTTTTTTATTTGATGGGGAATGAAACAGTCGAAACATGGTATAACACCGGAGGCCCTGATTTTCCCTACGCCTTAATGTCAGGTGGGGTCATGAATGTTGGGCTTCTTTCACAAAGAAGCATCGTTACTTTAGGAAACTCAATTATCTTTCTAGGTATAAGTCAAACCGAGGGGCAAAATTTTTACCAACTAGAAGGTCAAAGCATACAAAATATAACAAATAGCCAAATGGCTTTCATAATTAAAGAAATGGCAAATGCTCCTTTAACTTATGCCTGTGGCTATAGTGCCAATGGCTCGCCTATTTATCAAATAACTTTTATTGGCTCAAATAGAACTTTTTTCTACGATGCCAATATTGGACTTTGGGGTGAAAGATCGTCCAGGGGTATTGGGAGCCACATATTTGGATTTGGGGTCTACAGTTTGGGTGAGCAATATTTCACTTCAAGGTTTGGTGAAACGATCTTTAGAATGAATGATAAATTAATTAAAGACGGAGATTTCTTCCAAGACCTAGAATTTGTTGGTAGGCACATTTCTTTAGATGAAGATCAGTTTTCCTTGAGCGAACTTCAATTTAAAATGGAAGTAGGTCAAGGTGAGTTGGCTAAATTTTATGATAATCCAGTAGTAATGCTCAGTTATTCAAAAGACGGTGGATATAGTTGGACACCGGAGCTTCAGGGTTCAATTGGAAGGCTTGGAGATTACTTAATTAGATTGGTTTGGAGGCGGCTGGGGTATGCTACAGACTTTTGCGTAAAGCTTAGAATTACTGACATTGTAAAAAGAAAAATTATTAGTGCTTTAATAAGCCTACGATAAGGAAAATATGGCCGACGAGCTAGGACGACAACCTCAACCAACGCTTTATGATGAAAAGCCTAGCTCTAGGGCAAGTTGGATTTTATGGTTCGATCAATTGAGAATGAAGGTGAATGAAACTATAATGGAAAATAGAAAATTGAAAAAAGAAATTGAAGATTTAAAAATTGAAATAGCTAAATTGCAAGGAGTTTAAAATGGCAATCTTTGGTAATAAAAAGAAAAGTCGTGAAGCAAAGAACGAAGCCAATCGCTTGGAAAACGAACAATTCGATACGACCATGAGAGAGCAAGACCCTTATAATCAAATGGCCGGAAAAATGGCCACAGATTTTGCAAGCTATTACGATAGGGGAGGTTATAAATTTGACCCTTCTACCGTTATGATAGACGACCCCGGATATGCCTTTAGACAACAACAAGGGATGCAAGGAATTGAAAACTCCGCTATGGCCAAGGGCGGTTTAATGAGTGGGAACGCTTTAAAGGCTTCCCAAAACTATGGCCAAGAGTTGGCTTCACAAGAATATGGAAATGCTTACAATCGTCAATATCAGCAACACCGGGACGATCTTTCTACAATGAGTTCTATGTTTGATTGGAGTGGACAACAAGTAGATAAAATGGCCGGACTAAGGACAGGCGACCCAAGGGTAGCTCAGAAACGTGCCGATTCAGAAACTTACAACAAACGTGCCGGAGGAATGTTAAAAACCGCTGGGCGAGTAGGTGCTGGGATAATGACTGGTGGGGCTTCCGAAATGGCGAGGGCCGGAAGTGGAAAAAACCCATTTGAAATGTAAGGAGTTTTATTATGGCTTTTCAAACTAAAGGCGCACAACTAACTTCAGGTCTTTTAAAAGACGTAGGTAATTTTTTTGCTAAAGGAAGAGAAAATTACCCTGAAGGTATGATGGGACAAAACAATCCTATGTCCCAAGATCAGCGAAATTTTCAAAGATTTAATACTCAACCTAAACCTGAGCCAAGAAAGTTTTATAGTGAGCCAAGATTTTCGGGAGAAATGTCTGGATTAAATTCTCCTTATGGCGGTGCTATTCCTTGGAGAGAGCAAGAAAGTGGTCAAAGTGGTTTAGATAAAGAAATAGCTCAAGATACTCGACAAGAAAATGTTAAACAATTAGCTCCTGTTATTAAAACCGTTGCTCAAAAAAGGAAAGCCGCCACACAAGGTTCTTCACTTCACAATGCTGGGCCTGAGCAAGGGCCACAAATGGGTGAGCCAGTAAGAGGCCCTGCAAGTTTTACTGAATCTAATCCTGTCCCACAAGAAGCCGCTCAAGTTCAATCTGGGCTTGCTCCTAAAGAAACAGAAAGAGGTTTTTTTGGTTCCATCGGGAATAAAATTGCTAATGCTGATTTTGGTAGAATCGGTTTTGGTATTCTTGACGATGTTGCAGAAACTGAATTTGGCCAAAAAATAGGGGCCTTAGATAATTATGAAAAAGGATTAAGACGAAAGGCTTTTAACGATGCTATAGGCGAAGATGGCAAGCTTGATAAAAGAAAATTAGTTTCTGGTTTAGCTAAATCTGGGTTTGGGGACGATGCTCTAAAAATTCAAAACGAAAATGAAAAACTTGAAAAAGGTTTTGCCGCAAAGATTATGGCCGCACAAGAAAAAGCTAAAATCGTGCAAGAAAAAATAACGAGGGGCCAAGCTTTAAAAGAGGAAGCAATAGCTAAAGGCTTCCCATATAAAGAAAAGGCCGATGGCTCGGTTGAAGTAGATTTTAATAAATTGCCAATGCAAAAAGAGGCCAGAGAAGCGGCTAAACAATATTATGAAACTGGAACCGGGCAACGGCTTCCTTCAAATGGCTCTATAAGTGGGCAGGCCCCTACAAGGGGAATAGCTTCAATTAAGGGTGGAGTTGAGCAAGAAGCGTTGCCAGCCGAAGGCACTATTGGGGGATTCAGAAAAGAAGAGGGGCCTAATTTAAAATTTAAAGGTACATTAAAGCAACAAGGTGAGCAATCTATTCAAGAAAGAAAGGATTCGCTTGCAAGACTAAAAAGCGAAGAAATAAGTGACGTTGATCTAGGAAAGTCTTTTGATAATATAGAAACAGTAAAAGAACTTGGTGGAAAACTTGAATTTGATAGTGATGGAAAATCTTATGGCATTAAATCTAAAGTTGGAACTGGGCCAATCGCTGGGCCTATGGGGGGGCTTTACCCTACTGAAGATCGGCAACAATTAGAGCAAGCGTTAAATGCTTTCAGTTTCGGTGAAAAAGCTAGGATGTTAAAAGGAATGTCTAAAATAGCTGACTCCGATCGGGAAGCGGCGCAAATGGAAAAAGCTTTCCCAAATGTTAAGCAAGATAAAAAAGTAATTCATAACATTGCCACGACTTATAAAACTCAACTTGAAAATGCTCAAGACATGATTTCGGCAAAAAAACAATACGTTAATCAACATGGAACCGACCAGGGATTCAACGAGCGTTGGAGAAAATATAAAGACAATAATCAAAAAATCATAAGAGATAAAAATGGAATTATAGTTCCTACTGAAACAGACATTCCTTATGAGCAATACCAAAACCAAGCCGCACAAGGGGCAAAACCTTTGCCGATTGATCTTGAATCTCTTAAGGGGAAATTCGTGCATCCTAAAGTGCAAAGCCCTTTGACTCAAGATAAAAATCTTCCAAGTAAATTGAAAGACGATCAAATGTATATTACTAAGTGGGGGCCAAAATCGGGAGCGCAATTAAAGCAAGCGATTAAGTTAATTGAAAAGAAAGAGGGTGGGGGTGAATAATGGCCGAAGATTTTAAAGGGTATCGAAACCCATTCGGACAAAAAGAAGCTCCGAAAGTAATAATTATTAATCCTGAGTTTAAGGGAAACCGTAAACCAGGTTTTTCTCCCATTGAATATTCGGAGGAAGGGGACACTCAATTAGAGCCTATTGAAAAAAAACCAGGTGGGCGTTATCCTGCGGCCATTGAAGAGGCTCCACAAGATCAACCATTAGAAACACCTCCTGAATTTATAAGTTGGTTTGGAAATAACTTTTATAAAGGAACCAAGGAATATAATGCTCGAAAGGCCAAGGAAAAAGAAAAGGCCAGAACCATTGCGAGTGAAACTCCGAAAGAACCAATTGACCCAGAAGTAGAATCAATTGTTAATGACTCAGTTGGGGTAGCTAGAAAAGAAATTAGAGCCAAAGGAACTGAGGAATATGGTGACGACTTTGGGACTTTTTCAGACGCATGGGAAGGGGCCAAGGCTTCTGTGACTGACATTCCCGATTCAGTTTTACAAGCTTGGCATGCTATAAAAGGGAATGAAAAAGAATTTAAAGAAGTTACCGAAAAAATGAATAAGAATCGAAAAGATTCCACAATGTATAACTTAGGTTATTTCGGTGGGGCCATTGCTCCGTCAATTGCTTTAATGGCCGCCCCTACAGGGGTAGGGCAAGTCGCTGGTGGAATGAGATTGGCCCAACTTGCCAAGGGAATTTTAAATCCTACGACCTTTGCAAAGGCCGCCGCTTTAGGTGCTGGCATGGCTGGCCTACAGCCGACAACATCAACCGATATAAAAGATTTTGCTGGTGAGAAAGGTGTGCAGCTTGGTATCGGTTCCGTTGCAGGGCTTGGAGGTCAAGCGATTGGAAAAGGCATAAGTGCATTGGCCAAGCCTTCAGCAAAAATCATAGGGACTAAAGGTGCGAGCGAAATTGCTAAGGATGCTGGGGAAATGGGTTGGAAATTAACTCCCGGCCAAATATCAGACAACAAAATGGTTCAATGGGCCGAGGAATCTTTAAAAAGCTCCATTGGGGGAGAAAAAATATTTAGGGAAGGCATTGAAGCAAATCAAAGAGTAGCAAATAAAGCGGCGGTTGAATCTCTTTTTGAGGGAGCTTCAAAATCACTACCAGCGGCTCCCGATGAAGTAGTATTAAAAGGTCTTTTAAAAGATTCTGAGAAAGCGTTTGAAGCTGTTAGAAATCTCAAAGAAGTTAGGTTGGACAAAGAATTTAAAGATTCTATGAAAGGAGTTCAATCGAGGTTAAAGGAAGTGACCATTAAAGACCCACTAGCATCTGGGAAGGCACAAGAATTTTTGGATAAATTTAAAAAAGAAGTAAAAATTCCAGAAAGCCCACAACTCATGAAGTTGGCCGATGAAATGGAAAAAGCTGGTGAGAAAGGTGTGGCCAAGGAATATAGAAGTCTGGCTAAAGCCCAGACAATTATAAAAGAATTGGATTCCTCTACATCAACTGGAAACGATATTATTGATAGTGCGAAAAAATTAAGAACACTTGCAAATGAATCAGACGATTTAAATGCAAAACTACTAAGAGATATGGCCGAAACATTAGAAGATACGGCTGAAAGAAATCTTGGTTATCAAGGAAAGGCTGATCTTATCCCAGCACTTCAAGAAGCCCGAACACAGCAAGCTAAAATTTATCGAGTTCAAAAATCAGCGGAGCCATTAACTGGCCAAGTTAATTTGCCTAAATTATTCAGAGAAATAGAAAAAGGTAGAAGTTTAAAAGGGCAAGAATTAACTCCTGAGCTAAGAAAATTGGGTGATATTAATAAAACATTCAAGCCATTTCTGCAAGGTATATCTCCAACCGCACAGAGAATGGCCGCACAGTCCTTAATTGGAGGGACTATTGGACAGTTTGCTACAGGCGACCCAAAAATGGCCATTGTTGGAGCGTTGGCCCCTTTAGTTGGAACTAGAATGGCTGCGAAGGCATTTACCAGCAAAGCATTTATGAATAATCTGATTGAAGGAATCCCAGCACTTCAAACAAAGGCCGCAAAAAAGGCTTTAGGTCTTTTGCCAGCCGCCGCTTCGGGCGCAGTAAAAACAAGGAACAAAAAAGAATGAGAGGTCTAAATTGAATATATCTCCGGTGCTTAACAATCAAATCTATGGAGTGGACGGAAAGCTTTTAGTAGGAGGTAAAATAACTTCTTATCGGGCCGGAACTACTACTTTAGAAGAAACTTATGGTGACGTAGGTGGTTTGGTTACGCAAACCAATCCAATTATTTTAAATAATTATGGAATGGCCAACGACCCAATTTGGTTATCTGAGGGAGTAACATATAAATTTGTCGTTAGCGATTCAAACGATAATTTAATGTGGACTTATGACGATATTGTTGGGGTAAATGATACAATTGAGATCGGAAAATATATTGGGAAAGAATGGGTTTTAGGTGGTGCTCCCACATTTATTGATGAAAATGAATTTTTTCTAAATGGTGACGTAACCGATGTTTTTCATTTTGGACGAAGAGTAAGGCTGGGCATTTTAGACAGTTATGTTTATGGGTCAACAATTGAATCAGCATTTGATGTTGGAACTGATAAAACTTTAATCAAGTTGTTAATGGACGATGGGGACGCAATAACAGACACCCTTTTAACAGTTGACTATGGGATTCTTTCTTATGCCCCTCAGTCATATCCAAACTTTCTGTCAATGGCCCAATGGTATAAGAAAGGAGTTGATTTAACTATAACCGCTGGGACGATTGAACTATGGGACACTTCTGGTAATTATGCCAATGTAATTGGCACAGGTGATGTTATTTCAATGGGAGCTTCTTATCAAGAAGGGGCCACAAAATATTTAAGATTTGTTGACGGTGGGGCCGTATTAAAAAATGGCTCTACGATTAAAACTCCGAAAGGAGTTGATCTTGCTTTAAATTCCGGTGATATTATTGAAGTTTTCGCAGGGGCGAATGGAGTAAATTATGTTGCTCACTTAATGTCCAATAAACCAATTTTAATTCCAAGTTATTCTGCCCCACTAAGTAAGAGGCAAACTGTTTTAATTGGGCCAGCAGAAGTTTTCATAGGTTCCACGACCACAGCGATTTATTATGAAGTTCCACCTTTCCCAATGACCTCAAACTCAACAAGCGGTTATGTAGCATATTCAAATAGTTCCTTTATGGGCAATCCATATATTATTTTCGATCATAATTCCGGAACCGAATTTAGATTAAGAGATAACCAATATTTTGGCCTTGATTTCCCAGAAAATTGGTGGATTAATAAATTTTCATGGATTGATAATTACACAGCTATCCAAGCGGAGAACGTAAGATTTTACATCAAAGACCTTAGCGGCAATTTAATTCAAATGTATTATAGTGGCAATGGCAGCATTTCGATGCAAACAATTAATATTCCTCTCACTTTATGCAAAGGTGTTTATGTATCGGCTGATAACGTATCTCACGAAGATTGGTATATCAGAGAGCTTGATGTTTATGGTTATAAAGAAGCTGATATTGTTTCCCCTACTGTAACCGCCATTACTGAGAATTTAATTAAGTCTGTTTATTACACTAAAACATCCCCAACAATGAACGCCGCATCTGAGAATGGATATATTGTTTCGGCAAGCTCAGAGCAAGGAGCAAACAACGCTTATAAGGCTTTCTCTGGATCGACAACTTCTTATTGGGAAGCGGCCACGGCTGCAAATGAATGGCTTCAAATGCAGTTTGCTTACCAAGTAACTATTAATCGAGTTATTTTAACAGCGGCTTCAACAAACCCTACTGAAATGCCAATTAATTTTAATATTCAAGGTTCTTTAAATGGAACCGATTGGACTATTTTAGGCAGTTGGGGAAATGGCCCTATTTGGAATATAAACGAATCAAAGTCCTATGACTTTATAAACAACACTCCTTATTTATACTACCGAGTTTTGACAATTTCAAACGGCGGCGGAGCTAAAATTTTAATTGGGGAGTGTTCTTTTAATACAATAACGGCATCGGCCGAATATGGGACAATTGAATTAAATTTATCCGAAACACAGACAATAGCCTCAATAGCCAATGGATTTGATAGTGAAGGTCAACTTGATTACACAATGGCCCTTCCAATGGAAAACAAATACGTCCCAATCGGAACGGCCTGTGTAAATTATATTTATTTAAGGCGTGACGTTCTTTCAGGCGAAATAACCTACGAGCATAAAGAGTTTCCTCCTGTTTATGGATTATATCAGCCAAATTATTTGCCTGTTATTCCAAATCTTTTAAGGGGTGACGGAGCAAATGGGACTAGCTTTTTTATTGATTCTTATGGAAATACTGGAATGACCACGGTTGGAACCGTAACAAATTCTTCCACGGCCCCTAAATTTGGAACTGGCTCTATTTTATTTGGCTCCGCTGGTTCTAAATTAAAAATCCCTAGAAGTATGGGAATAAATAGGGATGCATGGACAATTGATTTTTGGTGGAAGCCAACATCACTTGCTGGAAATGTAGATTTAATAGGCGGCACTCCTGATTTTTCTTTGATGCTTTCTTATGGCCGTACTGCCTCAAAAATTTCGCTTTATATTTCTTCAAATGGGTCAACCTGGGACGTTGCGAGCAATATACCAGGGATTAAAGCTAATTTTGCTATTGGAACTTGGTATTATATCAAAATAGCATTTTCAAGTCGAAGGTATCAAGTTTGGGTTGATGGCACTCAAGATATTAACGTAGTTTCCTCGCTAAAAATGACACAAATTAGTTCACTTAATATTGGGGCATACGCAGCCGAAGCCTCAACCGCTTGTGGATTTATTGATGATTTCAGATTTAGGCCAGCTAAATATGATTTTAATGGTCAAGTCTTAGATACTGTCCCCACAGCCGCTGTCCCCTATGTGAAGCCTTGGATTTTCAATATCAATGAAATGAATGGATATGAAAAAGAAGAGGATGGCACTTTTACAGACGTACAAATGGTATGTTTGGGAGAGGCTGCGAGCTTTTCCTCTACCTCTTACACAGTTACCCCTACAACCTACGCTTACAATGGGAGAAAACAAATTGCATGGTCAACTTTTGACCCGACAGTTGATTCTTGGGTTGACATTCCTCATAATATTGGGTGCGATCTAATTGACCCTGAATTAAATGTTAATTCTCCAACCGCTGCCTCCCCTTATGACAATCAATCTATTATTCCGATTGATTCTACTGGAATGGTTAGTGGGACAAATGTTTTTAGTGGGATTCCAGTTGGAGTTATGATTACTTCAACCCTTTATAGATTAAGATGGCCAGCAAATGTTAGTGCTGACACTTTAAATGCTTATGGAGGGTCAGGTGTTAGTGCAATTATAACCTCCGGGGCCATAAATCTCTCTGGAATTATTGAAAGGGCATTTTAATGGAATTTTTAATAAATTTTATTTCTCCTTTTGGGATTCCTCAATTCAAAACTCTTTTAGAGAGAATAGCCGTTGGGGGAAAAATAATTGTTAGTGATTCAGTTGGAAATCCTGTAAAAATCTATAAAGACAAAGATGGATTGGCCGCATGGTCTAGTCCAATTTACATGGATTCTCTGGGTCATGCTCCTTTGGCCATTTGGCTGCCGTGGCAAGTTTCCTATGATTTCTTTTTTTATGACAAAGAAGGAAACTTAATTCAGGCCTATTATGGAATATCAGGAGTGGGTGACTTCACTCAAGGAGGGGCAAACTCCCTCGCTTCAATCAGAGAGTGGATTCCTACAAGCGAAGTTATAAGGACAGGACTTGGATTTGTAGACATTATCGGGGACTTTACCCAAAAAATTAAAAAATATAATCGGCTTCGCTTATCTACTAATCAGGATTATTACGGTTGGGCTGTAGATGTCACCTTAATCAGTCCTTCACCAGACCCGGTTACTAGAATAACTTTTGATTTAGACCGTGGATTGGTTCTAATTGGTAGAATTAATTCTGTTAGATATGGAGTTATTTCTTCGCAAGATACTTCATATCCGATGTTTCTTGGAGGGTCAGTTTATTATAAAAGAGGCCAAGACTTTATTGTAGCTCCCATAATGTCCATTTGGACAGTTGACGGAAACTTTCATGAAATTTCAGGGGTTGGGGAAATTTCTAGTTTTGGAAGTGAAAGTGATACTCAACCGGGGGCCACAAAATATTTATTTTTCAAAGAAGATGCTGTAATTACCTACACAAGAAATGTCATTCCTCCAATACTAACACCGAGGGATGAGGATTTGAGAGTTTTTGCTGGTGATATTGTCCAAGTTATTTTGAATGAAGATGGTCAGGCCATTGCTTTTCCTCTTTTAAGCAATACAGCCGATATTTCATTACAGGCCCCACCTATACAAAGGAATGTAGTTGTTTCGGGGGACGCTGATTCTAATGGAAAACCAAATATAATTAAAATTCCTATTTTAAAAGACGTTGTCCCGGTAATGGATTCCAACACTTCACCTTCTGGTTATTTGGCAACGGCTTCAACTGCCTTTGATGCTTCCTCCCAGCCATTCCATGCATTTGATAGCAACGAAACTACAGTTTCTTGGAGTACGGCCCTATATGCTTCGGCAAATTCTTGGCTTGCAATTTTAATACCAGGAGAGAAAAGAGTTAGGGCCTATTCCATCACAAGAAGGGCCGACAGCGATCAAGGCTACCCTGCTACCTGGTATCTTCAAGGCTCTAATGATGGCTCCAGTTGGACTAATCTTGATTATCAAGAAAATCAGATCGGCTGGCCTTTAGGTGGAACCCGAACTTTTTATTTACAAACTTATCCTTTGCCCTACACGAATTTTAGAATTTTTATTATTGCAATTTCCGGGGCAAGTTCCTTGGCCCAAATTGCGAACCTCGCTCTTTATGAATTTGAAAATGATGCTGATTTTTTAGTGGACGGAGAAGAAAGCATAACACCAACCTTTGGCACGGAATCAACTGTTATAACCGTTGTAGATAGCTCTCCCCCAAATATGACTTCCAATATTTTGCCCTCACCTTATGTGGCGAGTGCAAACAGGAGTTATGATTCTGGTGGGGAAAATTTATTATTGTGGTCAGAAGATTTACTGAATCCAATTTGGTCAGCTTATAAATGTTTGGTATCTTCAACGATTGAAGTTGCTCCAAATGGACTTCCGGCATTTATGATTCGTACAATGGATACAACTACACTTGGAGGTTATGATCGTCCAGTATTGGGGCAGCCATTCACTCTTAAAGCTGGGGGGACTTATAATCTTTCTGCTTATGTAAAACTTATATCAGGATCTGATTATCAAGGGTTTTGCTGCAATACGGACGTTCCAACTCAAGCGGATACAGGCTGCAATAGGTTTTTCAACATAGTTGGATACAGCAACTCAGGTGGGAATAGCACAAATTTTTCAATAGGAGAATCATCTTCTAGTGTTTTAGGGGACGGTTGGTTTAGAGTAAATTGGGATTTTACCTACGATGGATTAGTTGATTTATTAAGAAATTATATTGGCTTTGGCCCTTATTACAACAACCTTGCAAATGAAATTTTAATTTCTGGAATCCAATTAACAGAAGGTGTGAATGTTAAGCCTTATACTAAAACAACAAATTCCCAAGCTATTCCAGTTGGCCCTTCACAAGCTGACCCATATTTGGCTTTCGATGGTTATACAAATACCGGATGGTATCCCGATAAAATATTCATCATGGGAGATTGGTTAAGTATTGACATGGGTTCGGCCATTACAATTAGCGACTACGATATTTCCTCAGTCGTTGACCCTGATAATGGATTAAACGCCCCAAAAGATTTTATTATTCAAGGCTCTAATGACGATCTTAATTGGGAAGATATTGACTCCCAGGTTAATGTATCTTGGGCCAACGGAGAATCAACAAAAAACTTTTTGCTTTCAAGCGTATCTAGTCCATATAGGTATTTTAGACTTTACTTAGTGTCATCAACCGGAGTTCCATAATTTAAATAAGGAGTAATATATGAATTTTCTTTCTAAAGCTTTTTCTCTTGGTGGATTTCTTCAAGCTACAGTAACTTATCCACCAAATATGAGTTCCAATACAGTCCCTTCGCCCTATGTAGCGGCTGCAAGCCAAAACAATGCAAACGCTTATTTGGCTTTCGACTCTAGTAATACAACAGGCTGGCAAGCGGCGGCTGAATTTACTCCGGGTGATTGGCTTTCAATTGATCTCTCAACTCCAAAATCCATTACCTCTTACACTATTACCACAACAAACGATGCTGCTCAAAATATGGCTGCTCCGAAATCTTTTATTTTAGAAGGCTCGGCAAACAATTTAGCTTGGACAGCGGTTGATGCTCAGCCAAATGTTACTTGGGGTGCTGGGCAAACAACTCAAACATTTACTTTAGGTGCGCCTTCTGTGGCCTATAGATATTTTAGGATTTATTTGTTGGAAAGCTCAATCCCTGGGACTCCGTAATCTTTTAAGATAGGAGTTTTTAGAGATGGCCTTACAGAATGTAACTCCACTAATGACATCAAACACCCTTCCTAGTGGGTATATTGTTACCTCTAGTAATTCTTCGGCTACAGCTTGGCAAGAATTTAACAGGACAACTGAATCAGGATATACTCTAACCACAGGTGTGTGGCTACAGCTTCAATTTCCAACTCCAAATGATGTTACCTATTATGAAATACAAGCCGGAGTTACGACAGGGACATTTAATTTTAAATTAGAGGGAAGCTCAAATGGAACTGATTGGAATTTAGTTGATTCAAGAACTGTTACATTCGCTTCAAATTTTACTTACGGTTTTAATTGTAATTCACCGGGAACTGCATATAACTATTGGAGGATTTCTAATACTGGGATTAATTCATTCCCTCTTGTTGGACTTACTTACTTCATAGGCGGTGAAGGAGATATTTACCCCCCTAACATGCTCTCTAATACTGCTCCTGTTCCATTTATTGCCTCAGCGAGCAGTAATCAAAGTGATTCACCGCCTTGGGAAGCCTTTGATAATAACCAATCAAGTTCATCATCAATTTGGAGAGGATTTAATGGTTCTTATCCTATGTGGCTACAGATTTTTTTAAATGAAGAAATTTCGGTCGCATCTTACACACTAGGAACAAGTTATAATTCGGCCTCTGACAATGCCCCACTTGATTGGGAATTTCAGGGGTCTAATGATAAACTTATTTGGGAAACACTAGATACGCAAACAGGCATTACTTGGTCAAATGTTATTTATGTAAAACAATATGTACTTCCTATTCCTAGCATTGGTTATAAATATTTTAGAGTTTCAATTAGTGCAGGGTCAGGTGGGGCAGTACCAACAAACGCAAGTAGGATTTCTTCTTTAAGAGTCACAGGGCAACAGCCTTCTAGTGGAACCCCTTCTAAATCAGTAATCCTTCAAGATTTTAGAATCAAAGCAGTTCTCCCACCTGTATCAATTCAAAATTTTAGAATCAATTCCCCTATTGTGGGAATAATGTTAAATAATTTTCGAGTAGATGCTCCGCAAATTGGAGTGACACTTCAAGATTTTAGAATCAAAGCCGTTTCCCCACCTATAGTAATTCAAAATCATCGTTTAAATGCGATCAAAGTTGGGGTCATGATGAATGACCTTCGAGTGAAGGCCGTTCCCCCACCTGTAATAATTCAAGATAATAGATTTTATGTAGCCACGCCTGTTCAAATTGATGATTTCAGAGTTTTTGCCCCAGCGGCTCCAGTTCTTTTAAATAATTTTAGGGTATATGAAGAATTAGTTGTCGGTGTAATAATAAAAGACCTAAGCCTTCATGCCCTTAGTCCGAGTGTTATAATAAAGGATTTTCGTATGGCCGTTGCAATAGGAGTCATTATTGATGATATGAGATTTTCATCACCTCCACCTCCAATAAATATTGACGATTTTAGAATGATTGAAGCTAATTTAGACGGTGTTTATGTTACTAATTTGAGATTTAACAGGACAATAGAAAACCATCTTTTATCTAAAACTTTTCCAGTCGCAGGGTTTGGAATTTATGAAGGCAATTTAAATCATGCATTACCTTATTCCACCTATCAGGCAATGACCTCACATACGACCCCTGCGCCTTTAATCGCAAGCGCAAGCTCTGAATACTCAGGGGGCAGCTACCCGGCTTGGAAAGCTTTCAATTATGTAAATAATGCGCATACCGATTGTTGGCTTTCCCTTTCTGGACAGCCTATGCCTCAATGGGTTCAATTAAATTTAAAATCTTCAAGCTTTGTAATATCTTATGCAATCACCACAGCGAACGAAGCCACGTCCAGGGTCAGCAATCCTAGAGATTGGTATTTTCAAGGTTCTTATGATGGGTTTAATTTTGTTACAATCGACACTCAAGTAAATCAAACAGCACTTTCTCAAAACGTAAGAACTGTCTACACAATTCCAGAGGCCAACAGAAGGGCCTTTAGCTGCTATAGGCTTTATATTACAGCGAACAACGGAGGGACGTATGTAGATATTGGGAAGTTAGAATTATTAAATAATGAAAATCCTGTCCCTAACCATTTGTTTCCTTCCAGAGTGGTGTTAGATAAAAAAATGGAAACTGTTTGGACTGGAAGCACTACAACCCCTTTAACATTTTTCACGGAAAAAGCTCAACCGATTAAAAGCTATTCCATTACCTCAACACTTGATAGTAATCCGAAAACTTTTTCATTGGAAGGTTCTATTGATGGCGTTACATTTAGTCCCATTGACTATCAACAAGACACCACAGGTTGGCAAGGCGGTGTTACTAAAGTTTTCACACTTCTTTCTAGCACTCAGCCTTTTAAATATTTTAAATTTGACTGGCTTGATAACTACAACACCACAGGAGAAGTTCAAATTGCTGAAATAGATTTTTTCAAAGAAAAAATAAGATTGGCCTACTATGAAAGCGTGAAGCCTTCATTCCATGCTTTTGCTGCTGGGTTTAATGATGTTGGGACTTATAATATTTTACTTGAAGGCCCATCAAAAACATTTATTGATCTATTTGAGGGGAACACTTTTGTTGAGTCGAAGTTTAGGAGTAATGGAAGTGTTGCTATTTCTGGAAAATATCGAATCCCTTGGATTATAGGGGACGAAGCTACACTCACACTTGATGAAAATCTTTTTCTGCCTGGAACACCTATTTTTTGGAATGGACAGCCAGAGTTATTCACTTCGACAAACGAAACACCTGTTATGACTTCAAACACCACGCCTTCAGGTTATGTTACTTCAGCTTCCTCAGACAATAGTGGTACAAGCCCTGCCTGGTATGCTTTCGATAATAGTGGCTTAACTTATTGGAGGCCAAGCTCAGGACAACAGGCCGCTGGCTATTTGCAAATTCAACTTCCAACACCCACATTAATTAAAGCCGTTACCATAACACTTCCACAAGACCCGACTTTATACACGCCAAAAAATTTCAGATTTCGAGGCTCAAATGATGGGGCCGTATGGACTGTCCTTTCTAATGTGATTGGTAAATTACTATGGGTCAATTACACAGCAACATATTATTTTTTAGAAAATATTGTGCCATACAGTTACTATAGATTAGATGTAGATGCTACCAATGTCGGGACAACAAGCCATTTTGGTATTCAGGATTTAAAATTCTATTCGATTGTAGGGAATACTCCCACAGAAATTTTAGATCAGTATGGAAATAAAGGAGTAGTAACAGGAGTAGTTGGGGTTGTTGATCCCATTACCTATGCTGGTTTCCCTGTGCTGAAACTAGAAGATGGGGCCAATATTTCTTTTGCAAGAAGTGTAGGCTTTAATAAAAACGCTTTTACATTAGAGTGTAAATTTTCACCCCTCACGGCTTCAAACTCAGGAGCAACCTCAATATTCTCAGGTGCGCTCGCTGGATATAATTTTAATGTGGATTATAACTATAGTAACGTGGGCTTCGATTTATATCTGAGTTCAACTGGAACCTCATGGGATATTTCCTTAGGCGGAAACCATTTTTCATATCAATGCAATGATGGCATTTGGTATCACATTAAATTTTCCTATGATGGATTTATTTACCGCCTTGAAGTCAATGGCATTGTCGGAATAATGGTTCCCTCAACTGCAAGAATTAGCATTTTTAACAATATCCAAATGGGGAGAGAAGCTTCGGGCCGGGGCGGTTATTTCTTCGACTTCCGATACTTCCCTATTTGTGACGACCCTGCTAAAGACTATTTAATTCCATTCGATCAAATGCTTAGGTTTAATCCGCAAACCAATTTAAGCTACCTCGGAATAGATAAAAATATTGCCTACACCAATCAAACCAGCCGATGGGTTGAAACCATTGCTTTTCCAATCGCAGAGATAAATAAAACCAATGGGAATCTGTTAGTTGACACCGAATATGCCTACAATGGAATTACCGTTGTAGACTTGACCGATCTACAACAAGCTACAGGGACACCTGATTTCTTTAAAGTTTATCATAATTTCGGCGTATCCCAAGCCTTTGAAGAATTATTGGTTATGCCTGATAATCGTTCAACACTCTTTGAGCTTTATGATTCCGTTAGAATGACTTCCATTGGAATGATCTCAGGTTCAGCATCGTGGTCAGGTGAAAGGATTGGTAAAACTTTATATCGCAATTACATTGGAATAAAATGGCCAGCAAATGATTCGGCTGATTACGGAGCGATTTACTCAGGAAGCGGAGTCGTTCAAAATATCTCAGGAACCTTCTTGAGAATTAGAGGAATAATAAATCGAGGTTTTTAAAATGCATCTTAACTTTCTGTTATTTATTATTTTGATATTGATTTTTGCAGTAACAGGACTTAAGATTGACAGCATTAACCAAAAACACAGGAGAGAATATTTTGAAAAATGCGAAAAAAACAGTAAAAACGAAGTCAACACCGAGAAACATGAACAAAAAAAACAAGAAGAAATTAAGCACATTAAAAAAAACCGGGAGTAAGTAATTGATAAAGCTATTGGTAATTTTATCTTTTCTCATACTTGGAGTTGGATGCTCAATGACAGCGGAGCATAGTGGGAAGATATGCATTGGTTCACCCACCGATTGCCCTGAGCCTGAAATGGAAATTAAAGTAACAAAATAATTTTTTTAAACAATAATTAATGGCCGATTGGCAAAAGGGTTTACCGTGAAAGCTTTTTTAGTTTTATTGTCTTTGTTATTTTCAATTACTTTATTTGGGGACGATGGGATTTCTGATCTAAAATCAGGTTGTACTGACCCTGGAAGATGGCATAATCAAATCCCACCCACAGATATTAAAATTACCTGTAAGGACGAAAGAATTGAATGGGTGCAGACAACGGATGGCTCAGGGACATTTCATAACTCAAGAAAAATGTGTACTACTGCCATAACAACCAAACCAAACATCAAGGCCCCAAAAGTTTGTACTCCTTGCGGTTGGCCCGACTCTCCTTTTAAATGCACAGGCTTTAAAGAAACTTGCTCTACTGTGGCCCTCACCTATTCTGTAACTTGCGAACAAATTCTTTCCATGAAAGATATTTTGACGTTTTGCTTAAACGCAGTTGATAAGGAAGTGGCTTTAAACGAAACAATCCTTGATGTGAAAGAAACTGGAAAAGTTAAAATGATTTGTGGTGTGGATAATTTTATAAACGGAAAGCCAGCCGATGAAAATTGGAATGTCACCACAACAACTATGGGTCAAAAATGAACCTTGCTCTGTTAATTTCACTTATTTATTTTGGGATTGGATTATGGACGTTGGCCACAGTCATAATGATAAGATCGGATTTCTTTTGCCCAGAGGATATTTCTATTAACTGGAAAGACAGGCTTCCGATCTATATTGTGGTTATTTTATTTTGGTTCTTTTTTGTGATCTTGCTTCATTTAGAAGAAAAATCTGAGAAAGAATATTTGATAAGTAATCCTGAAAATCAAAGCCATGAAGAATAATAGGTGGGGTATTTTAACTGGCAGAAGTCAGCCCCTCAAAAAAGGGCAGGGGTGCTGGTTCGACTCCAGCCCCCACCATTCAAATTAATTTTTTACTGGCTCAGCATCTACAGGTGTAGGAGTTGGCCAATAGATCGCTTGTAGTCCAACTCTATGGTTCTTAATTCCCTTAATTCCCTTTAGACCTTCTTTAGTTATTTTTTCCATGAAATAAGTTAGGCCCTTTGAATCAAGTTGAGTGTCATAAGAATATTGGACACCGCCTTTCCCAACTAAGACCGCAGAGAAATTGTAAAGGTTTTCATTCGCTTTTCCCGATTGATGCCATACCAATTCAAGATCGGTTACTTCATTGGGATTTGTTTTTAAAGCAGCACCATTTGTCAGGGGCTTTACATTTGATTCCATTGATTCAGTTGTCATTGCCTCAACTTGCGTTTGTACCATTTCCATTTTGAAATCTCCTTTTTGTTAAGCTCAAATTTGAGTTGAATAAAATATAATAAACCTTGGGTAGAGTGTAAATCAATCATTGAATAGTACAAGAAAAATTCCAAGGAGAGGGCCAGAAGGAAAAAGTAAAAAAACCTTTGGCCTTAATAAGAACTTTTCAAAACCCACCCCACCCAAGGCAATTAAATCATAACACAATTTAAGATGGAGGAAGTTCTACATGGGACAAGGGAGGGGGGAGGTTGGAATAATAATTAGAAGAGTAGGATTGTCGGGCGTTTGTGATTTCTATTATATTTTTTTTTACAGGGCCCACAATATTTTTGGGGTTTTAGTCAGGGGTTGTCGCACCGGGAGCAATTTTCTTTTCTCATAATTTTTTAAAGGTTATGGGGTAGCATTTGGGAAGGCAAGGGGGTGAGTGGACACATAACCTACC